ATAAATCAGAAGACCAACTACTCACAGTTACAGGTAAATTATCACAAGCACTTGCAGTTGCTGGTGCTGATGCAGGTACCACAAACGGTGTAATTAGACAGTTTGGTCAAGCAATGGCCTCAGGTGTTGTACGAGGTGATGAATTCAATAGTATTGTTGAAGGACTAGGTCCTGCACTTGCTATTATGGCAGAAGAAACAGGCTTAAATGTTGGTAGTTTAAGAAAACTAGCACAACAAGGTAAACTAACTGCTGAAGTTATGTTTAACATGCTTGAAAACTCAACTGCATTGAGTGCTAGCTTTAATCAAATGCAGATTACAACAGAACAGCTTGAAACACAGCTTGGTGATTCATTTACAGCTAGTTTAGCAGCACTAGGTGATGCTAGTGGTATTACAGACAAGTATAGAAGTTCATTAAAAGGCTTAATTCGTATATTTGATCAACTATCAGATAGACAAGGTGCTGTTGCTAATATGAACTTAAAGCAACTTGAAGCTCTTACAAATACAGCTGCAGCAATTGAAGAACTTGAAGCAAGATTGGCTAATGCTCCAGATCCAGACTTTGTAAGTCCAGATGATATGATGAATGGCACTGGTGCTATTGAAGATCGTTATGCAGCAGAACGCGAATTATTAAATGTTCTTAAAGAAAGATTAAAAGTTGAAAAAGAACAAGCTGAAACAAATAAGCGTATTGCAGAAGCGCATAAAGCAGAAAAGCAAGCTATTGTTAATTTACTTGGTTCATACAAAAATCTTACAGCAACATATCAAAACATGGATGTGGATAAGTTTTTAACACCACAAGAAAAATTAAACAAACAATATCAAGAAGCTAGAGACCTTGTAGCACACTTAGGTAGTGTAATGCAAACCATGAATCAAGAAGGTTTGAATAATACTGCTATGTATGGTAATGTTGAAAAAGCATTAAGCAACGCCAAAATAGCAATGGCAGCATATGGTAAAGAAATTGACGAAGCAAATATAAAACAATATAGATTAAATGAACAAAAGAAAATAGATCAAGAATTAACATATTTAGGCTTAAGAGGTCAAACTGAAACTATTGAAGTATTGCGTGAAAGAATTCAAAACTTAAATGAATTCAAGAATACTTTGAATCAAATAAACCAAGCAGAGTTGGATAATTTACTTACAACTCAAGAAGCAGCTGACCTTAAATTGGCTGCTGAAGAAAAATACACGCAAGGTTATAAACGCTTAGCTGAAGAACGAGCTGCTGCAGTTAAAGCAGAAGAGCTTCAAAAAATGCGTGACTTTATTGGTGCAGAAGATCAAAAGAAACAAGAAGCAGTTACAAGACGACAGTACGAATTAATGCAACAAGGTAAAACTGCTGATCAAGCAAAAACTTTTGCAGAGTTTGAACAAAAAACACACCAAGAAAAAGCTCAATTTGTTATAGGTCAAAGTGCTGATATGTTCAAAGCTTTGGGTCAACATAACAAAGCAGCATTTGCGGCTTATAAAGCATTTGCTATAGCACAAGCTATTCAAAATACATATTTAGGTGCAACCAAAGCAATAGCTAGTTATCCACCACCGTTTAACTTTATTGCAGCTGCAGCAGTTGTTGCAGGCGGTCTTGCACAAGTTGCACAAATAAGGTCACAAAACTATTCAGGTAGAGCGGAAGGTGGTCCAGTTACAGGTGGATCAAGCTTTATGGTTGGAGAACGAGGACCAGAAATTTTTACGCCACAAGGTAATGGCACAATTACACCAAACAATCAAATAGGAGCTAGCGGCCCTGTAACTGTTAACTTCAATATTGAGGCTACTGATGCAGAAGGTATTGATGAAATGCTAATGCAACGCAGAGGATTAATAACAAGTATCATCAGAGAGGCCATGGAGGATAATGGTATGAGGAGTATAGTATAATGTCAGGAACTTTACCAACAACACCAAGTTTTCAAACGCTTAATATGCAAAACTGGACTGAAACAATTGAGACAGTTGCAGATTCAGGCAGATCACAGCGTAAAACAAACGGATTACAATACTGGAAGTTTACAGCAAGTTATGAGCCAGGTACAAGAAAAACATTTGGACCATTAATGGCATTTATTGCTAAACAACGCGGTAGATTTGAAGCATTTACAGCTAAATTACCAGAGTATAGTGATACATCAGGTAGTTTAGATAAAGCAACACAAACATTGTTGGTTAATAATGTTGGTGGATATTCAGCAAGTACTAGAACAATAGCAGCCAGTGTAAGTCCAGGTGTTAATATTACAGGTGCGCTTAAAGCAGGTGATTTTATTAATTTTAGTGGACACAATAAGGTATATATGGTAACATCAGACCTAGATATTAATGGTAGTGGTGAAGGTTCATTTACCATTGAACCAGGACTTGTAGCATCAGTTGCAGATGATGAGACGATTGTATACGGAGATGTACAGTTTACAGTGCGATTAAATAGTGATATACAAGAATTTAGAGCTGCAAATGGTGATCAAGTAAGATACGAAATAGATTTAACAGAGGACATTTAATATGGCTCGTGGGTTTACACAAACTATAAAAGAGCGTTTAGCTCTTAACACAATTAAGTATGTTGATCTGTTAGAAATGCATTTTTCAGCTGCAAATGGCGGTGTAAAAACGCTAACAACTGGTCCATATGATATACGCTTAGCTAGTGGATCACCTACTCTTTCAGGAGAACAAACATATCTATCAGATGGTATGTGGCTAGCATGGTCACCAACACCAGAAACAAGTGCTGTGCGTGTCAATACAGTCAATATAACACTAAGTGCTTCAGATACAAATCCATATTATGCAAATATTTTCTTAAACAATAGCTATATTAACACAAGAGTTGTTATATATAGAATGTTACTAGATCCGACCAGCGATGCACAAGACATTGATCCTATTATGATGTGGGATGGTGAATTTACAAGTTTTAGTTTAGCTGAAACGCATGAATCAAGTATTTTAACAGCACAAACTGCAAATGTATTTTATGACTTTGATACAGTTATGTGTCGCAGAACAAATGATGCAAGTCAACAAACAATATATCCTGGTGACAGAGGATTTGAATATGCAACGCAAGATTTGCAAGATATACCATGGGGTAAAAAAGTATAATGTTTAAATTAATTAATAAATGGATATGCAAATTAGCCAAATGGGTATTAAGCAAAAATGCACCACCTGGTGAACACTTAGCATACATTAACGATGAAGAAGCACACTACCTTAAAAAGCGTGGTGGTGCAGGTGTTGAATGGAACGATACAGGTATCAAAAGTTATTTTATTCACAAAAAGAAACACCGTAAAAAAATTGGTAGATGGTTTAAAAAGAATGTTATTAAACCAACTGTAAAGTTCTTTAAAAAGATAGGTAGTGGTGTTGCTAATGCAGTAGGTTCATTATTTGGTGGTACATTTGGTATGCCAGATATGGGTAGTGTATCAAATGCACAAGCAAGTAACGATGGTATTTTGCTAAACAAAGCAGGTACATTGCATAATATACCAGTTGTATATGGTCAGCGTAAAGTTGGTGGTACAGTTGTATTCTTAGATACAGAAGGCAGCAGAAATGAAAAACTTTATGTAGCTATGGCGCTGTGTGAAGGTGAAATTGAAGGTTATGATAAAATATTTATTGATGGTGTAGATTGGAACGATTCTAGATTTACAAATTACAGAAATATAGAACGATTTGAAGGTGATCCTGATCAAATAGCTAAAGGTCCTTTAACAGAGTTATCAACATGGACTAGTAATCATAGATTGCGTGGTTTAGCTTATTTAGGTTGTAAGTTTACAATGCCAGAAATTAAGTCACAAGATGATGCTGACAAAAATCCATGGGGTGGTGTACCACAATTACAAGCTGTTATTAGAGGTAAAAAAATTGCTAGTGCTGCAACAGCAGGTGCAAGTGATTATGCAACAGAAACAGCTGCAGCTACAACAACATCAAGTAATCCAGCAGATATTATTTTAGATTATTTAAGAAATCCAGTATATGGACGAGGCCTAAGTAACGATAGAATTCAGTTTTCTAGCTTTGCAAGTGCTAGACAAACATATGATACAACTGTAACATATGCAGATGGTGGACAAGGTAAATTGTTTACAATGAATGCTGTTATTGATACAGGCGATAGTGTTATGAATAACCTTAAGAAAATGCTTGTACAATGCCGCAGTGGTTTACCATATATTCAAGGTAAATTTCATTTAAAACCTTTAGATAGTGGTAGCACAACAAGCCCAGTTGATCCAACTCCTACAGAAGTTTTTCATATTGAAGAACAACATATAACAGATGGTGTTGAAATTATTGATCCAGGTACAAGAAATCAAGCTAACCAAGTACGCGTAAGTTATATTGATCCAAATGCAGCAGGTGGTAACAGCGACTGGAGTATGAATGAAGTTATATATCCAGAAGTAGGCAGTGCAAGAGATCTTGAAATGCTAGCTGAAGATGGTAATAAGCGTATTACAAAAGAATATAACTTAGAGTTTATAACAAACCCTAGCCAAGCTGGTTATCATGCTAAACTTATGTGTGAAAATGAACGCAAAGTTAAAACGCTATCAGTCAGTTGTACAGCAGAATTACATTTTGTTGAAATTGGTGATATAGTTAAAATGACTTATGCACCACTAGGTATAAATGGTAATTTTTATAGAGTTATGGCTATGGAGATTACACAAAATTACGAAATAGAATTAACATTGCGTGAACATCAACCAGGTGTTTATGGATTTGGTACAAACAATGTATATTACGGCGTAAGAAAACAGCGTCAATATGTGGGTGATACGCAAAGAGTTACAAGATATGTTTATAATCATGATACTGATAGATATGAACCAGTTGAACATGTTTTAGATAGTAGTTTACCTACTTTCCCAAATACAGATATACCTGTAGCTAATATTCAACCAACAGATTTTGCAATAACAGCAACTACTCTGTTATCTAAACAGGATAGTCCAACTAATCCAATACAAACAAATACATTTACAGTTCATATTGAGGATTATTTGGTTGATGCGCTTAATGATATATATATTGCAAAGTATAATCCACTTACGCAAGAGTATGAAGCTAGAACAAAAATTATACCTGGCATACATAGAACAGCAAGTGAAACATATCAAGTAAATGTGCCATTTGAAATGGATGGTAGCACTCACACATTTGTTGTAATAGGTATTGTTCAAGGATTAAAAATATACAAATCAGTATCTTTTTCATTTGTTTCTTTTGCAACTATTATACGACCAATAATACAAGGACCTTAAAATTATGGCAACAGTTTACAGTACAAGAACATATGATTGGCAGGATTTAGCAGATGAATCAGTAACAGAGGATTATTTGGTTACTGATTATGTTGCTTCAAGCTATTTTACAAACTCATTACCACTAGGTTGGGAAGAATGGACAGAATGGACTGGTAATGGTGTAAACATAGATGGTTCAACTGGTTATGATGACTTAGTTTATTTTAGTAATAGCCATGATTTTGGTGAAACAAAAACATTTTATTTTACAGCAACAGCTATATCGCATGGTACACATACTATTGTGTTACAAACAAGCAGTGATAATGGTGTAAGTGATCCTTGGGCTGATCAAAGCTTAGGTGCTGTTACAGCTAGATATGCAAGATTCAAAGTTACAGTTGTAAATGCTACAGAAACAGCTAACTTATCATATTTTCGTGGTGAGTTTTATTTTGATGCATTTACAGAATCATTCAATAGCTTTAGTGTTGGTGCAACAAATACAACATTACCTATTACAAGAAACTATAGCTTGGTTGCTAGTATGACATACAGTGCACCACAAAGTAAACAAGTTGTATTAAGTGATAAAACAGCAAGTGCACCTAAAGTTATAGGTTACGACCTAGATACTTGGGGTAAAGTTGCAGCTGCATTTACAGCAGATATAACATTACAAGGATACCCAGAACTTGTCGCAGACACAAATGGGAACATAACATTCAATTAAGGTAAATATTATGAAGCTAACTTTAGATGCACAAGTTCAATTAAATGCACAGCGCATTGAAAAAATTAAAAACGACATTGACCAAATCAAAAATAACCATTTAGCACATATGGCAAATGATATTGATGAGTTAAAAGTAAATGTTAAAGAACTTAACAGCAATGTTGTAAAAATATTAACAATACTAGCGGAGAAGTAATATGGCATATAGAATATGTAAACACTGGTGCTTATTGTGTGGTATTCGTAAGTTATTTAAAAAATGTGTAGGCATTAAATAATGGCGAAATACAGAGGCAGAACAGTTACACTTAATAAACCAATGGTTGGTGATGTTAAAAAATTTAAAGTATTCGTGCGTGATCGTAAAACTGGTAATGTAAAAAAAGTTAACTTTGGTTACAGAGGTATGACGATCAAAAGAAATAATGATGTACGAAGAAGGTCTTTTATGGCTAGAATGGGTGGTATACTTAAACAAGTAAAAGGACAAAAAACACTAAGTCCTGCGTACTGGAGCATTCAAGCATGGAAGAAAGGTTTTAAGTTATAAGGAGATCGTATTATGGCAATGAAGAAAAAGAAAAAACGCGGTGGCAAAAAAGGCGGTAAGCGTAAATAATATTGATTGGGGCGAATACTTCGCTTCAATAGTTTCTGTATGTCCTTGGAGCCGTGCATACTGGAAACAACAAAAGATCCAAGTCACGCCCTGGCAAGGATTGAGAATGGTTAAGGAGCTTGGCGACCATGTAGCGAGAATATGGATTCATAAACACGCAAGTGGTCGCCAACTCTGCAACTTACATCATAGGATGAATGAATTGAGACCACATGAAGAATG